CCGGGCACCGAAGTCAGTCTCCCACGCAAAGTCCCAACCAAAAGACATGTTCTCGATGACACCGGCAAGACCTCGGCCCATCGTCTTCTCGTATCCGGCAATGACTTCATTCTTGTCAAAATATGGATTGTCAACTGAGGAGAAGAATGCTGCCGTCGGATTTGTTAAGACTTCAATAGTCTGCCTAATAGCATCTACAGTGTTAGGAGCTGCACCCCCGACGGGTGTAGTGTTGGTGAGAAGGCTCTGTAAGTAATCTAGACCTGCAGAGACAGGATTCGACAGCGCAAACAAGATTTGCATGAATCCCTGTGTATCGAAAGAGAAGCCACCGCGAGGGACCCAGACCTTGGTACCCTGCAGATCTCCTTCAATGATCCTAATCTCATACAGGTCTTTTCCGCCCCTGTAGGCATTGCCGCCTGTCTCTCGGATGCTGTCTCCGTTCGAATTAATGCTCTTTGTCAAGATGCCCTTGACAGGCTGGTAGAGGAGAATCTTCTCACCAGATCCGTCCGACTTTGTGTTCCAACCGTTTGTCACGGGAAAAATCGTAACGACCGAACCTGTCGCGGAGCCATCTCCAAGGTTGCCCAAGCTCCCTTCAGATATTTTCTGCAACTCTTTAGAGCCCTTGTAAGACTGAGGGTCCATTAGATTGTTCCGTATAAAGCTCAAGGTAAAAGGATTGATGTATCCGCGGCCGTCGATGCTGTCTATTTGAGAAAGTGCATCATACGCTGCTGCTTCCAGCACAGGAGCTGCCATTGAGGCGGCAACATTGTTCAATTTCGAAGCCGTAAGTCCTAGAGACTCAGATATTGCAACTGCTGGGCTCGATGTCAAGGTCAAGAATGCAAAGTAAAATGCATCTTTAACTTTGTTAGCTGATCCGCCGCTAAATCCGCCAAATCCGCCAAATCCACTAGAAGAACCTGCTGCAGCAGACAAAGCACCTGCAGCTAATTTTGCTCCAAGGCCGTCCCCAAGCGCTTTTGCAGAAATATTGAAGTCATTTGAAGATCCTACACCGAAGAGCCTTGCAGCTGCAAGCTTGGAATAGTTCGACTTTATGAGGTCGCCGACTCGCATCCTGACAACAGGGGTTGCACCGTAGACCTGGCTGAAAGGTGCTTCAAACTCGTAGTCAAACAGATTGCTTCTGCCCTTGATCTTCTCGCCCTTGGTGTACTGCGGGTACATAAGAGTTGTAAGCTTGTTTATCTTGAACCACATTTCATCAAAGTCTTCTCTATTGGTAGAGACTATGCTGAATGTTACTCCAATATTTCGAGAGGTGCCGTTGTAGTTATAGACAGGGTCTGCCCTACCATAGCTCTTGGTAGACGTGTATGCAGCACTAAAGCCGTCTGTAACGTTCTCCAGGAAGGCATGGAAGGCGACGACCTCGTTAGTTCTTAGATCCTGGATGTAGAACGGAACATATTCAGCCTCAAGTTTGTTCTCTATGAGGTGAACAAGCTCAGTGGGAAGCCTGGAATTACGACCGCCGATCTGCGGATCGACAACTGTCTTGTCAACAAGCGTTGATCCAATCATCGCTCGTGCTGGATTGGCACCATAAATCGTATTTCCAAGAGCTGGTCCTGCTCCTATTGCAGATGCAGGAAGACGAAATACGCTCGGAAGGGCATTTCCGCGCCATGATCCTGCATTAGGACTGTTGCCCTTTGAATCCCTAGTGCGTGAAAGACGGTTCATGGGAGTCTCTTCGACATTGTCAAGCGGAATTGGACCAAAGGGCATTGATCCGTTAGATCCTCCGGTGCTTACAAGCCTTGTGTAGCCAATGGTGATCATTCCTGCCATGAATCTAACAGCCCTAAGAGATCCAATCTCTAGAACAGTCTTTGCAAATGAAGTACCGCCCGCAGAAGATAGCTGAGACGTGGCTGACTTTTTAGTTCTTGTGTAGGCATAGATGGCTGACTTGGCTATTGAGATCCAGAAAGAAGGTGACTCTCTGAGGAGCTGTCCAGAAACGACAGAAGCTATCTCTCCTGATCCGAAGGCCTGTGATGCAGACGCCGTCAGAACATCTACGGCTCTTGCTGGAGGCTTGATGCCAAAAAGACCTTCAAAAGCTGCAGAAAAGCACTGATCAAATGTGTAAGGAGCTGTGTTCGGGAAGACTGACCTGAAGTGGGCGAGCTCGAGTGAGGAGTAGTCCTCTTTGACAGAATAACCTAGCTTGTAAGGTCCAACGCCTAGAGATTGACGTTTGTTAAACTCAAGGGATTCAATAGACTCTGAATAGATCTGCCGGAGCAACTTTGAAAGAATGACAATTGATGCAGCTGCAAGCCTAACTGATGATTCGAGCTTCTGAGCATCAGAAGAAGGTGATCCAGCTTCATTCGACATCGTCTGATCAGCCGGAGTTGTAGTCGTGAAAGTTGTTCCGTGTGACTTCGAGTATCTTGCGTCGGGGTCCTCGGGAACAAGGTCACCTCGGCCGCCCCTAAAAGAAGATCCGTCATCAAATGCTGGAGCACCAAATGCTCCGAGCGCTCTGAGGATCTGCTCTGAAAGCATTGTGTCAAAGTTTGCAGCTGAAATTGCATCTGCCTGACCGCTGGAAGCAGCAGAAGATGCAGGATCAACTGATGGACCGGGCTCGTCAGATGCATCTCTATGAGCAGACTTTAGAAGCAAGCTTGCACCGATCTTCTTTAGGTCTTCGAAGACTGATGTATTTGCATCTTGTCCGTCTTGCTTTTGCCAGTCTCCTAGCTTTCTCTGTACTCTAAACTTATTTCGCGTGTCGACATCTGAAGCATTTCCATATGTTGCAAATTCATTGTCAGAGCTGTAAGAGTTGCCTCTAGAGTAAGCTTCTTCTGAGTAGACTTGTGCAGTGTTTCTTAGTTCCTCTCTAGTTGACACTGTATTGAGCAGGTCATTACCACTAGGTCCTTCTCCCGCTGTTTTATCGATCACATCTGAGAGGTTTCTTGAGCCATTATCAAAATATCCACTATTTGAATATGTTGAAAGATGTCTTGCTGCTCCCGGGCTTGCAAAGACGCTGTTTGCACCTTGAACATCAGCTGCTTCTAGGCTCTGACCTCTTACAGGAGTCGGAGCAATCTTTGTACCGCGTCTCAGAGAGAAGTTGTTTCTTGCTGTTATAAAAGAAGCATAGTCACCGGTGATGCTAGGTCCTCCGCCTGACTGGAGCAGAGGTATTCCCGTATTGGGATCAACTCCAAGATCATCACCCTCAGCAAGTGCAGCCGGATCCGGAGATGTTGGAGCAGCAGAATTGGGGTCTGAGTGGATAGAGATGGAAGTCTCTGTCCGGCCTGCAGAGTTTAAGAAGTCACGAAGGGTCTGCCTTGTCATTAGGCTGCATGCTCCTATTCATACCTATGCTGGAGGTCCAAGCGCCCGTCGCAGCTTCCAGAAACTGCTCATCTCTCTTCAGAGATTGAATCTGCTTTGACATGTCGTCGACATCTTGTTCGATAAGCTCAAAGAGCTTTTTAATATCTTCAAGGTTCATGTTGCATTCGCCGTGACAACTCTGAGGTCGCCAAGGTTTTCGAATCCTCCCACGCTCGTGGTTGCTGTGAGTGATCCAGTAGAAGGATCAATACCGATAAGAACATTAATTTGACCAGTCAAACTTACAGGCTGTGCAGAAGCTATCGCGGTGGGCTCTAGAGTCTCAGTTGGTGCTGAGGCCTGTGGAGGAGCTGCTTCCGGAGCAGGAGCAGGTAATTGAGGCGGTGCAGAAATAACAGGAGGAACGACTGGAACAGCGACAGGAGCTGGTGTAGCAGCAGGTGCTGCAGCTCCTGTCGCTGCTGTGGGCGTAGGTGACGTTGCCGGAAGTGCACTATTTGCACCTTTAAAGGTTGCTTGAATTTTCTTAATAGCTTCTTCAAAGTAGGGAAGGACGAACTGTGTTATGAGCTCCGGCATATCTTTGTTAAACGACTCTAGTGACTTCTTTGTCGCATCGAGTGTAGTTGCATAAAGATCTTTCTGCTTGTTGTTTGCCTCACCTAGCGCGGCGCTGATTGCCTGATTTGACTGTGCAACAACTTCAGCATACGTCTGCTTTATTGTTGCAGCAGACATCTTGTCTGCCTGTGCTTTCTCAGCTTGCGCCGCCGTCATTGCAGCACCATCAGCACCCATCTTTGCAGTTCTCTCAGCAACGGCTTCAGGAGCTGTCAGAGCTCTTGCAGTTCCTTCCTCGATTTTTGTATATGCCTCTTCATACGAGGTTACAAGATCTCCCTGAAGATAGCGCTTGGTCTCTTCGACTGTCATTCCAAGCGTCTTACTTAGTGCTCTAAGCTGCGACTGACTCATGTTTGAGACGTCAACGCCCTGGTCGATAAGCTGCTCTCTAATAGTCTCAAGTAGCCTGGTCGGATCTTCAGCAGCCAGATACATCGCTTCCATCGAGTCAAGCTGAACTCCGAAGAGAGCCGCGAGGTCGTTGGACTTTGATATCGCGCTGTCAAAACCGGAGAAAGTGTTCACAAGCTTGTCTAGCGACCCGATATCGAGGCTGAGCTCCTGGAGCTGCTTGCTTACAGCACCCATTTGAGCTGTCGAGGAGTTTCCATACCTCTCGACGTCATTGGTCATGTGCTTTATCTGTTCTGCTGTGATCCTAGGAGCAGCTCCAAGTGCATCAGCTGCTGCATAGGCAGCAGCAACGACCTGCAAAACTGTGTCACCTGTCGCTTTGCCCGTCTTCTCAATGTCCCTGAGGACGAAAGCATTGATCTCAGCAGATGTAAAACCAAATCCACGCTGAAGGGCTGCTGTGTTCGTGAGCGACTTCTCGGTCATGTCTAGGCCAGCCCTGTAATAGGTCTGAGAGTCTAGCAGGACTGCCTGGTTGGTGCTCTGGAGTGTTTCTGCAAAATTAGGAAGTAGATCGTACAGCGTCACAGTCATGTTGTTCGCTGTCGTGAGAGTCCTCTTTGCTGCTTCTTTGTTTGAGTCTTCAACTTTTTGGAGTGTATTCCTAACAGACTCAGCAACATAGTATCCGCTTTTGTCTGTGAGATTTGACATCGTCGCGCCGAGTGTTGAAGTTACAGTCGCGAATGTTCTACGAGAGTTATCTAGAAGCTCTCTCTGAGCTCCTGTAGCAGCGTCAAATGCATTTACAGTCCCTTCAGTTGCATACCTTATCACACCTAGCGTCGCAGCAACTTCAGCATTTGCAACGATCATTTTTGTACCTAGCCCTGCAGCACGCTGATCGAAGAAAAGGCTAATACCTTCGTATATTTTTTGGGCTGAATTTGTACCAAAGTCTCTAAGATCTGCGTCCATCTTTCCAGATGCAGAGTAATCTTTGAGAGTTTGAGGTATCTTCTGAAATGCAGCAGAAGCTTCTTGCGCTGCTTTCTGTGCCATTCCCTGAAGTACTGCTAATGCTGACGACATAATCTCTAACTATTCGACTTCATGATTTGACTGATGGGTGTATCCATGTCGACTCCCCATTGCGAGTCCGTCTCAGCCGACTTCTCTCTGCTCTTGATGTCGTTGCGGATCTCGTCTATGAACCATCTTCTAACGAAAACGGGCATGCGCCGCACTTCCTCGTATCCGAGGCCGTAGTACTTGATGACTGCCTTGATCTCCTGGAGTATATGCACTCTCCCAGTATCAGTCAGCCCAAAAAAATAGTGCTCCGGTCGGCAGCGTGTTCCTGTTAGTGTGGCCGCAGTGCAAGCATTCCCAGCCAACCTCAAGATTGACACCAGGTTCATTCTTATCGATGTGATTTCGAAGAGCCCTAGAGTCACCTGCAAGCATCGAAGAGACGAATCGCGAGATCTTGACCTTGTCAGTAACACCGTCCACTGAGACGATGTGTGATTCGAGTCGCGTTGTTACGATTCCTTCCGGAGCGCCTGGGAATAGCTTCTGCTTTCTTTCGATGACAGCAGTGCTCTCCTCTTCGTCTTGTCCAGTCATGAACTTAAAGAGGACGCGCTTCTTCGACATGGGTAAGATGAACTCAAAAAGATTCTCATCTCCTGTGGGAGAGATATCAAGCGGTTTCACATCGAGCTCGCCGAGGTCGAACTCGTTCTTGCTTGTCTCACTGCAGGATTGACACTCAACAGACGTCTTATAGCTAGATCCGTAACCCGTGATTCTAATTCCGAGTATGATAGCCAGCCGGTCTCCCGATATCAGCGTCTTCGAATCAATCCGCTTATCCATCAAGCAGGAAGAAATCAGCGTTGACATTGTTGTTCCCTGCTTAGATAGTGCACGAGAGAGGAGGATGTCCTCCTCCCTTGCAGTCATTGCACGAATATCAACAGCGTTTACTCCGTAGAGTGGATGATTCTTCGGATAGACCAGGCCGCCGGATGGGAGTGGGATCCGCTCTACAGGGACTTCGTAGTTAAAGTCATCCTTCAGGACGTTGCTCACAGGCATGGCGGCGAGAGACTGGCCAGGAGAAGCTCCTGGCGTATCTTGCGCGCCTGAAAAAACCTGATTCTTTCTAATTGCCATGAAGACAATCTAGAAAGAATCAGGTCGATTGTAAAGGAGAAATTTCAGAACTGAAGAACGCAAGAATCCATGCGAAGAGTCAGAGAAATGCCGAGAGGATCATCACCGTTATAGTCAACGCTGCCGAAGTCTGCTGACTTGATGAATGCTCCCTTCATGTCCCAGAGCTCAACTACAGTTCCGATTGGATCCACCATCTTGAGCTGGCAGTCACGCTTGTAGAAGTCAGCGTATCCGGCGCGTCCGCTGATGCTTTCGTGATGTGTTCTGATCCATTCCATTACCTGCTGTGCACCAGAGGGTGCAATTGGATCGTGAAGCTCGAGCTTGATGTCTCCAAACTTAAGCTTTCCACCTACGATGTAGCGCTGCGTGTTCATCCAGGGAATCTCCTTTGATTCCATGGAGAAGCTCGGACGAGCTGTGCTCTTGACAATGAACGAGTCAATGCCTTCAAGTGCAAAGATCCACCGATGCTTGCGCTTCGGTTCGAACTTGTTTGGAAGCATATCTGTGACGCTAAGTGTCTCGGCCATTTTAGTTTTCTCCTAGTTCAAGCTGTGATAACATTGTTGAGTTCGAATGAGAGGCTGATGAACTCCGTCGAGCGTGTCGGCTTGAGGAAGATCTGGCCCCTGATGGTGTTGTTCTCGATGTCGGCTTGAGTGGTTGTAGTTGTATCTATGACAACCGTGAACCTCTCGACGCCTCTCTGCTGTTGAATTCCGTTAAGAGCAGAAGTTACGCGTGCTCTGAACTTGTCCAAGGTGTCCGGATTGTTAGGCTCAAAGAGGAACCTATTCGAGATCTGCCGGACTGTGCGTCGCATCGATATCAGCAAGCGTCTCACATTGACTCTGTCAAGAGCAGTAGCAGCTCTCTGTAGTGTCTTCTGACCGAATACAACGATCGATCCGCGACGGGCTAGAATCGGGTTGATGCTTGCAGCATAGAGTGTATCTGCATCAGCGTCTGTCAGCTCTGAAGACACCGAACTGACCGAAGCCATTGATCCTCTCACGAAACCGGCAGGCGCAAACCAGGGATAACCCACGCTGTCATTCAGAGCAAAAGATCCGAGAACTGCAACTGATGGTGCTACACGGCGAGTTGTTGTTGTGCCGTCAAAGATGTTGACGTCTGGGAAGTACACAGCTGCGAAAGAGCTGTCCAATCCGCGAGATCTAAATGCTGATACTGTGTAGGTCAGGTTGACGATGGCGCTTGAGCCTGTAATTTCAGCATTGTTCTCATCCTTCTGCTCGATGTCCATGATGTACATCGCGTCAAATCGGTTCTCAACTGCAGAGATTGCATAGTTCGTAATGGTTGGAGCTCTAATACCTGGAACTGCGAGGAGCTGGATGTCAGACTCTGTCTTATTTCCTATGATATCAATTGCCTTTTTGTAAGACCCGACCGTGGGACCATTGGCGCCGCCCTGCGATACATCATTGATCTCACGAACTGCAGCAACGTTGGTAAGTCTGTACTTCTCAATGTCGAAGATGTTTGTTCCATTGAATCCTCCGACAAGAGGAACATTGAACTTAACGAACTTGATGTTGTCAGAGTCATTCTTTAGGTCTGCAATCGTCAGAGCACGTGTCTTTGCTGCTTCGTCTGCTGGAATCGATCCGTTTCTCACGTAAGAAGCAGAGATCCACTGGAGGGGATCAGCATATGCGGTAGATCCAGTGGTGACCTTAATCCTCTCGCATGCAAACAAGTTGTTGTTAAACAAGTCAGTGTCGAAGACTGTTCCTGCTGCAGCCGCCACCCCATTGTTATCTCTAACAAAGAAGTTGGCATTCGAAGGATGCATACCTGGGAAGAACTTTAGGAAGTTTGCTGATGCGGGATTATGAACGGGTCTACCGTTTGGATCAGCAAGCGTTCCGTAGTAATCCGTCATGAATCCCCACGAAACTCGAGTTGAAGCAATGGAGCCAACAACGAGAGTGGGTCTAAACAGGAACGGAGCCTGAACTGCTTTTTTAAAGGCGTCAGTATTGGAAGTTGCAAAGAATCCACTTACTTCTGAAGGTGTCGCTGCAAGAGGATTGGATCCCGAGGTGATAATGTGTCCCAGGCCTCTAAAGCCGAAAGGGAGTGCGTCATCCGGAACTGATCCGACGAGCAGATTATTTGACATCTCAACTCTAATCCGGGGAGATCTAACCTCGTAGTCTCCAGTGCTATTAATCTTCTGAGCGTTAGAAGCCCTATCGAAGTCAAAGAACGTCCTAAGATCTCCTATTACTCTTCCTACGTAGCGCTCAGAAGACTGATCAAGAGAAAGACCTTCATATGCTTCGAGGGGCCGAGAATCATCTGGATCCGAGAAGCTTCTGACTGCGAGTGAGAACTTTCCGTAAAGATTGTTGGTGTCCTGGCTAGGCGTAACGTTGTAGATCTGGACCTTGATGCTGCTGTTCGACTGATCTCCATCGTCAAGAGCATGAACCTTAAAGAGATCATATCTTGTACCACCGAACTCCTGAGATGTGATCCAGGGCGTCCGAGCATTCTCAAATCTCTCCTGGAAGTTTTCATAATTGGGAGAGTAAGTGGCGCTTGTATTTCTTGCCTGACTGCCCGTCGCGATGAAAACAGCGTGCTCAAGAGCTGCGTTCTGTGTATTGAACGTGTTCTGTGTTACACCAGATGCAGTAACAACTGCTAGAGAGCTTGGAATATCATAGTAAGAATAGAGATAGTGTCCCTTCTCATTGAGAAGCAGGGGATCTGTATTAAATGCGCCCACAAAGCTCTCAGGTGTAGAGAAAGATGCTGTGATAATATTAGTGTCAGAGCTCTTCAATCCGTTGAGAAGGACCGTGAAAGTATTTGCAGCGACGTTAATCGATCCTACAGGCTTACCACCAGGAGCTGTAGATGTGCCAACATTGCTTGCGACTCCTGGGAAGGAAGCGCTCACTGTCATAACGACGCCAGACGCCGCCATGAGAACACCCCTTACAATGGGAACTGCATTTGGATTAAGTTGAATTCCTGCGCTACTAAAGATATTTGATCCTGCGCTTTCTGACATGAAGCAGCCAAGGAAGTATGTGCGTCCCCGAGCGCCGCCAAAAGTTGCGTACTGATTAGATGCAATATATCCGTTGCTGCCTACAGTCTGATCTCCGGCAACAAAACCGGCATTTGTGACCTGGCCGTTTGCCGTGCTTCTTGCTTTTCCGTCTCCAGCTCCAAGGACTCTCACGAAAGTTACTGATGTCCCTGGAACTGACATATATTCACGTGCAGCAAGTGCAGCATCTGCACCGTTAGATGTATCGCCAAAGACCAGGTTAAAGTCTCTGTAGCTCCCCACAGTAACAGGTACGAATGCTGGGCCCTTGTTAGCTGCACCGATGATGCCTGCAGGAATGCCTGCAGGTGTAGCTGCAATCGGAGCAGAATTATCGATCTCTGAGTATGAGATTCCCGGGCTGGTTCTAGTTGTGGCCATTTATAGCTCCGAATCTAAATATCATACGAACTGGACGCCCGTGTTGTTGATGATAAAGTCAATTGAGATGTATTCAACAGCACGTGTCGGAACGATGATTATTCTAACGTTCATTGTGTTGTTGATGACATCGGACTGTGTGTTGTTGGTCTCATCGCATATAATCTTGAACTGCGATACACCCTGCTGCGTTTGAACATTGAGGAGGACGGGCGTAACCGATGCAACAAAATTTGCGCGGGTCTTCGAGTCATTCTGTTCAAATAGGAATCGAGAAGCAACTGCTCCGACGTCTCTCTTCAGAGAGATTAGGAGACGCCTCACATTGACTCGGTCGAGAGCGCTCTTTGTTGACTGCAATGTCTTCTGACCAAAGATGACGAATCCTGTTCCAGGGAACCTTACGATGGGATTTATTCTTGCATCGTATAGATCGTCTCTGTCTGTGCTATTCAGTCTACAAGAAGTCGCTGCGACATTTGCGAGAGCTGTTCTATTGAATCCAGCAGGTGCAAACCAGGGATTTGAAATTGCATCATTTTGAGCAAGAGCTCCGAGAGCCACAGAGGATGCAGCAGTCCTTACCCTTGATCCCGTGTTGGCATCGACGACTGATACGTCTGGGTAGTAGACAGCAACGTGGCTATTGTTGATACCCCTGCTTGAGAAACGACTGATAGTATTCTGAATATTTGGCGTCGCAGTATCGTAGATTCTCTTGCCCTGGTCGTCATAGGAAGGAATGTCCATGACGTACATTGCAAGTTGAAAATCTGAAACTTTCTGCGAAACATAATCTGTAACAGAAGGATCTTTGATTCCTGGTACACATATCATGTTGACGTCAGAGTCAGTCTTGTCAGTCAGGAGATCTGCACCTACGTTGTAGGAAGCAACATAAGCGTTCGAAGTGCTAGTTCCCGGCGTGAATCCCCTAAGACCGATGTCTAGTGTCGCTTTGGCCTTGCCGCTATCTTCGCCTGAGCATGCTCTATCGTCAAGAATCTTCATGTCTCTATCGAGTATATTAGTTCCGTCAAATCCTCCGTAGAAGAAAGTGCTGAACTTGTTGTACTGAGAGAATCTGTTGAAATAGTCTGATGACGTGAGTGCGACTAGAGTTCCTAGCGTCATTCTCTTCTGAGAGTTGACAGGATCGTTTATAGTCAGAGTACCGTAAGCAGGCTTGCCGTTTCTAATGTAAGCTGCAGCGAGCATGTGATCGTCAGCGCTTCCAGTCAAATCGGTTATTGCAACGTCTGCAGATCTATTGTCCAGAGAGTTAGCAAGTGCGACTCTTGCAAGAGTGAACTTGTTGTTGTTGAAAGCATCGATCTGAGATCCTGTTACAAGAACGTCGAGCTTGGAGATTCCCATAAATTTCGAGTAGTTCTCGATGAGGTCGTTAGGCGTCGTGATGGCATTAGGAAAGTATGCGCTTCCAAAAAGACTAAGAGCAGGTGATCTCTCGAACTTAACTCCCCAGTAAAGCCTAGAATCGGCAACCTCTGTTGTCGAAGGATCTCCTACAAAGTTCTGCGTGGCGTTGATTGCATTTCTTGTTACCTTGAACCTGTGAGGAACGGGAGGAACAATGGATCCGATCAAGCCTGAGACTGATCCGACACCTGTCAATCGACGTGCCACTGTAGCACCGCCAGAAATTGGACGAGTTGCATCGTCAGACAGAGCATCAGTCGTCTTCATTGTCGGGAAGCCTCTGTACCCGAAAGGAAGAGCTGCACCCGGAACAACTCTTCTCTCGACGTTGTCGTTCATAACAACTCTAATCTTAGAGGACTTGTTGGGATACCTTCCTGTGTTGTTAATTCTTCTCTCTCTTGTTGAAGCAGCATCAAAGTTGAAAGACCGCTTTGAATCACCAATAAGAGCAGCAATATAGTTGGGCGACTCTGGATTGAGGTTGCAGTTGCTAAACTGCTCAAGAATAACGGGTGCAAGGTCACTGTCGTAGAAGTCTCTGACCTGGACTGAAAACGTGCCGTAAGGTGAGGTCGGATCTGTAGACTTCTTTATATTGGTAATAGAAACCTTATAAAGCTTTGAGCTCATCGCGCCGTCGTCAACTGTCTCGAAGTGGAAGAGATCGTATTCAGTAGCACCAAAGGGCTGTGAGATGAAGGTTGGCGTACGAGAATTTGAGAATCTTGTATCGTATCGACCAAATGCATCTCTAAATGCTAGTGACTGATCTCCTGATGCCTGCGATGTGTTGACTGTTCCCGATAGGATTGCAACGCTGTTGGCTGTAGTAGAGATGGTGGCAACTGTATCTTCAATCGGGAAGTGAAGATACAGCAAGTGCTCTTCCTCTTGAAAGCGCTCCGGATTCGTATTAAGAATCTTTCCAATGTATCTGTCGCTATCTGGGTCGAAAGAGGCCGTGAATATCTTGATTCCCGTAAAGCCTTCTGAAGAGTAGAATCCAGGCGAGGAGCTCGAAAGGACAAGCTTGAAGAGCTTATCGGTGCTAGGCGTTGCAACGTCGTCTGAGATGTTTGCCTGAGAGAACCGCTGGCCATAATCCATGACCCTGGCGCAGGTACCAGAGGCCATCAAGAGCACGCCACGCAGCACGTTAGCTGTGCCAGATCCTGCAGAAAGCCCGAAGCTGTCATTGTCTGTAAAGTATGGTGTCGCGGCGTCTGAAGCTGCTACGATACTGTGCTGCGCTGCCAGGAACTGTACTGCTCCAATGTGTCGACCGTCGCGGAGCCTTGCATCAGTAGGTTCGCCGCTTGTTATGACAAATCCCGCGCCCTTGACAGTTCCCTTCTGGTTTGTCGTTGCGATATCTGTCGAAGTTGTATTACCACCGGCTCCTAGGACTCTAACAAACCTTAGCGCACTCCCGTTCAGGAAGAACTGCTGTGCAGCAAGCTCTGCGGTGGTCTTATCTCCGCCTGCAGTGCCAAACTTGTCATTAAAAACTGAGATGCTTCCGATCAGTGTTGGAACGAAAGCCTGTCCCTTGTGAGATGTACCGATGAGACCTGCCGGTGTTCCAGAGATGTTCTCTGACGCAGAGGATTGATCGATCTCTTGGTCGAAAAACCCAGGAAACTTAAACGTAATTTCAGCCATGCATTCTCCCGCCTATGTGCTAAGGCTAAATAGGTCAGGAAATGCTAAATCACAGTTTTCCAATCTTCTTAACTATTCTACCTGTTGAGATTGCCTCGCCACTTCTTGGGTTTCTACTAATCAGCCTTACAGTCTGCTTGGATCCTGTCGAGGAAAACGGATCTGATATTTCTTCAACATAGCCATACTCTAGATCTCCTCTAGAAATCTCGACTGTCCCGTCAGGCTCAATGTTCTCGACGTCAGTCAAGACAAAGGAATCTACTCTTTCTTTTGCTCCAACAGGAACTTTCTGCACCGCAATATTGCCTGTCTCACTTAGCCCGAAGTCAATACCCGTGGATGAAACAAACTTGCGGGTAGGCTCAGGCAGGCTCGAGTGGCGAGGAGCGAGAATGTATGCAGGAACCCTAATATCGAAGCTATACCTGATTAGTCTTTCCTCGCTAGTAAATTCCTCGAAGTTGTCGTTGGAAGTAATGGGACTCTGTATGAATGCAACAAAATCAAATCCGGTGGGAGTCTTCATGAGGAACTCTCGTCCAGGTCCCTTAAAGCTCATTAGAAGAATCTCTATTAGCTTGTTCATTTGGGACATGTATTGCACCCAAAACGTGATGTTATAGCTAATGCCTAGCAACCGGGGGTACGGAATTGTAATGTATTCATAGATGTGATCATCTTCGAATCCTTGCAGTGGAAATCTCGTGTATCCGGGACCCAGAGCAAGAGCGCCTCCTTGTCGTCTTGATGCAATCTGTCCTACGCCCGCCTGCTGCCCGGGATAAGTCGTCTTGTCAACAAAGTGATTGGGTGTAGCAATGGAGTCAGAATTCTTAATTCCAAGTCTATTGACAAGGCGCTGGTAAGATCTATCTTCAGGGTCTAGCCTTTTTCGAATGACATAGTCACTATTGGGTCTAACTGATATTGCAGATCCGAATACGTCTGAATCTGTCTTGTGCCCTATTGTGCCTCGCTTAATTGAGATGATGGGCAATATAAGAGTGTGATTCTTGTCTCTGATTGGCCGGTCGCGCCTTGTTAGAGCGAATCTTTCTCCAGTTGCGAAGACAACTGGAACTCTCTGCGTCTGCTCATTGACTTTGACTTCAAAGTTAATATCACTGTTAAAGAGCGTGAACACTGCTCTGTCAACGTCTTCGATACCGACTGAAGGAAATGTAAAGTCTGAAGGGATGTTAGTTCCTTCGTACCCTGTTTTTAGACGGCGGTCTGCCATTGATTAGCCCTCATCGTAGAACGAAGAACCTGCACCCGTAGAATCTCCATTAGGAGATACTTCTCTCGGCTGAGATATCGGGGCATCGAGAACTCCTCGCTTCTGAAGATCTCTAACGTCTCCTGTAGTTCCAAGTCTATTCTCAGAGAAGCCCCTCTGCTGGACGAAGGTCGTCTGAACTGCATCTTCGTCTGTGTATTCTTCAGATGTAGGTCCAAATACCTTAGAGATGAACTGGCCCTTGCGAGACTGCTTGCCTGTAATGGTGATAAAGCTCTTATGCTCAATCTGTCCGTAGATCGTATCAGACACAGGCGACTTGATGACTTCAAAGAACGTCTCACCGTAGCTAAAGAAGTCACCTTCACGGATCTCTATCTGCTTATCAAGTAAGTCCCTGATCTGGACGTAGACTTCAATATTGTAGTACTCTTCAGATCCGTATCTGTTCGTCTTCACTTCCTGCGGCATGTACTTAACAAGTGCATCAACTTCGATGGGATTCTCAAAGATCTTGTCAGGAGACTCCTCATAGACGTCGTGTACTCTTGATTTAATTTCCGAAATCGGAAAGAAGTAGATCTTTTGACCAACGACGTCTTTGACAACTTCCTTGGCAATATCATTAATGAAGTTTATCTCTCTCTCTGAGAGGAAAAGTCTAGACATGCATCACCCCATGAATATTGCGCGGCCGTTAGGAATGGGAACCTTCTGAAGTTGCTTCATAAGATTCTCTGAGCGAGTGGCACTGGCCTCTATTAGCTTGTCATACGTTAGGGTCTCTAGCATTTCACGAAGCTTTGTTATGAGATCCTTCTTGTCTTCGCGACCCTTCGAAGATAGATCTGCACCGTTGAGGGTGACATTAGCACCGGGAACAGGAATTGTTGCAAACTTTGACCTGATTAGTCCTAGCTGCTCCATTGAGGCTGCAAGTGCGTATTGTCGAATCCAGTGACGTCCAATGCTATTGACTCTCGAGTAGTTGACGTTTCCAAATGGTATGTTGCCAAGATTGGACACGCCGTTTATGGTCTCATCTGTGAAGCTTGGATTGAGAGGATCAGTAAAAGCCTTCACTCTAAAGAAGAGCTTTTTTGGAATCTGAGGATCAGTCGGCGTAGGGAAGATTCTTATCTGCGTTCCTATGACCTTATAGCTGTAATTGGAACGCCTAACTCTGTTTGAAAGATCAAGCATTCCCGCTCTAAGGATGTCTTCATAGACTGGCAGGACATAGAAGACCGTCTCCGGTGTGAAAGACTCAAAAGAAAATTCGTTATTAAGGTAGTTAACCGCCGAGGTCGTGTCGAAGAATCGATATGCAGCTTGGGGTGAAAAGTGAAAGACTTCACTAATCCTCAGCTTTGTCATGGGATTCCTGTTGAATGAGGAGCTAACGATAAGAGCTCCCGTAGAGTCTTTGAGCTCTTTGTAAATGTCGTAATCCTGTCGACCTGGCTCGAGGTCGATTGATCCTGACATCATGTTATAAGAGCCTCCGACGCCAGCCTCAGAAGCATAGGGCTCAGCGAATCGGGTCAAAAACTCTAGGCTCTCTCTGGGGAGCTTATTCTCTGCTCCGCCTCCTGATCCTGTCACATAGCCGAGATAAGTCAGGAGTTGAGACTTCGCCTGGTACTGATTTAGTATGTAACCGTACTCAAGAGTAGACTCCTCAAAGTTTGCCCAAATCTGCTTTTTTGTGAGCTCAACTGAGAGGACATCGTCGCCGAGCTTTCTCTTGACGAATGTTACAATTTTGTCCGCGTCGGCAGAGAAGTCTGCATCAGAATCAAAGATTCCGAAGGGCGTGGGTGAAGTTGTTGTCGAGAAAGTAGACATTGCTACTGTCTAAGTAGGTGGCTTGGTCCTCTTTCTTGCGCTCTTAGATCTTCTCGCTTTCGATATTTCAATTGCAGAAAGCTGTCGAAGGGCGGACGCCTTGGAATCGTGAGTCCCAAGTCTGTGCCCGCCCTTCTTAGGGTAAACTGCCCACTTATGAGGACCGATCTGGCGAATTATTTCGCGAATCAGGTCTCTAATAATCATTTGCGCTTGCTTGTCTTCTGCTGTGCAGGAGCAGGAGCGTCCTGTACTACTTCTTCGGAAATTGCATCTACAGATTCTTGAGCAGGTTCGTCTGCGAGCATGCTTTCAATTGCAGCGAGCTCTGCTGTATCATCAGCAAGAACTTCAACTGTCTCGACAGCTGCAGGTACAACCGGCTGAACTTCTACGTTCTCAACAGCGGGTACATCAGCCACAACCTGAGACTGTCCTGCAGAGTCTCTAAGTGCCTTGGCTCGCTTGAGTTCAATTTCCTTTTTGTGCTGTTCTACTCTCAATGGTGTGCGCATAAAAGTCTCCTTTTGCTATCATATCACGATGAAGCGTGATGAATTTAATTATCTAGCTCCGATCAATTTAAGAAAAAACAAAAACGGCCACCCCGAAGGGTGGCCGCCATGTGCCTTATCAGCTAGAACATCAGATGATGTTCATGTCCAGACAGGTTACGGTGCCGTAGAAGTCGCTGCGGACCATCTTCTTGCCGTAGCGAGTCATCACGCCCTTGCGTGGGGTGAAGTCCTCTGGAGCGAAGATGGTAGGAGTGACGATCAGCGGTACGTAAGGAGCGTAGACGTAGCCGGTCTCGAGGTAGCTGCCACCCTTGTAACCGACGAGGATCTTGTTACGTGGGAAGTAGGGGTCCTTGTAGACTGTGAAGCGGTTGGAGAGGCTGCCGATAGGTGTTGCACCGATCTGGAATGCCGAACCGACCTGGCCCTGGCCGTCGAGGCTGTAGCTGGGCTTGTAGAGGACCGAAGCCTCGAGGATGGTAGCCACATCGGGTGAAACCACGATGAAGTTAGCCGAACCGCGGAGGGTCTTGCGGTGGATCTCGTTAGCGACGTCGATGATTGTCTCAGTGAGCGTCTCGTACCACTCGCGGACGTTACCTGTGAAGGTAGGACCGATCGAGAGTGCCGAAGCGAGTGAAACTGCAGCGCCGGTGGTCTTGTTCAGGAAGCGGCCAGGAGCGCGCGACCAGAAGTAGTTTGCACCGTTTGCCTCGGTGAGGAGGTCGTTGAGGATCTCGCGGTCGATCTCGAGAGCGATCTGCTCGGAGAGGATCTGGGTGAGCTCAACCTCTGCGTCCATCGAGTGATAGGCGTTGAGGTCCTGTGCGAGCTCTGGCGACCAACGAGCGCGCAGCTTACGGGTCGTAGCTGTGACGGCGATGGACTCGATCTTGATGTCGATCTCGGGGATGAGAGGAGTCGGTGCCGTGGTGCTGAAGGAGGACTCGAACGAGGGGATCGTGAGAGTCGAGCCGTCGGTGCTGTCAACGTTGAGCGTTGCAGCGATGGCGTACGAAGCCGAGAGACCTGTCTGTGCGGGAGTTCCGTTGAGAGGAACGTGAACGCCGGAGACTACGAGAAGAACTGCAGCGTTTGCGTCGCCGGGCTGGACGAGGGGCGAAGGTGTGAAGACACCGCCGACGTAGGTACCAACCTGCGTGAGACGACGAACGTTAACGATGTTCTGTCCGCCCTGGATAGACTCACCAACGACACCGAGCTTGCCCGATGCAACAACGCTACCTGCGCCGTAGAGAGCGATCGACTTGGCGTTTGTAGGATCGATGTTGGGGAAGAAGGTGTTGTTGTACTTGGCAACGAGGAACTGGAAGACGTTCGAGCCGTTAGTAGCGCCAGCAGTCGTCGAGTTGGTCTCGATCAGGTTCGTGAGCTGAGGATCGAACTGGAGGAGCTTGCCGTCAGTACCAGTTGCGAAAGCAGCCAAGCTGTTAACGATGGTTGCAGAATCGGCGCCAGCAGCAGTGTGGAATGCGCCAGAAGCGAAGAGTGCGCTGTCTGCGAAGGCGTTATTCTTGTGAACCTTGGTGAAAGAGGTTCCGACGAGGTCGTACTGGCCACCAGTGGCGAGCGATCCAGAGCGGATGCCCTTGCCGGTGGGGTTGTTGTAGATCGACTTGCCTGATGTGAACGTCTGGGCGTTCAGGGATCCAGCTGTGCCATCAGAACCGGTGTCACCACCGACGTTGGTACCGTAGGTGTAATCCAGGTAGAAGAGCAGACCGCTTGGAAGGCTCATGGGCTGGATCGAGACGAGCTCGTTAGCAACAAGGCCACCGAAGACACGGCGAACGATGGGGAATGCGATCGAGGTAAAGCCGCGGATGTCGCCAGAGCTTGCAAGGTTGCCACCGCCCGTGGAGAGCGAGCTAGACTCACGAAGGACCTGGGCTGCCTGGTTCTCGAGCATGCGGGCCATGTTGTCGCGCTTGACGCCGTCAAGACCACGGAGGAGGCCGGTGCGGCTCCACTTCTCAACGAGGCGGCGGCCCTCGTCGGTGTTGTTGCGATCGCGGATTCCTTCCACGAGCTGATTGAGTGTAAATACCTTAGACATTTTGTCTCCTATTTGAGATACAGAGTGTTACTTGTTAATTCCAGCGAGACGTGCCCACCTGTCGACGTCCGGCATGTCTACGCCTCTTGGCGAAGCTGTTCCGGTCGCGCGGGAGGAAGATCCCGGGCTGAGTCTGCCTATCGACTCGTTTAGAGAACTTGTGTTCTCCTTTGTGAGCGAAGCAGACAGGCTTTCATAGAGGAGCTTAGCCTCTCTAATGCTCTTTGCACCGTCAAGAGCCTCGATAATGGTACGTCTTTGCGATGACGTGACCTCTTTGTTCTGGAGGATCTTGTTGACGTAAAGCAGCTTGCAGTTGAAGAGGTTCATCTCATTTAGTTGCCCACGAAGTGTTTGCATTGCACTTCTGTATTCATTGAGCTTATTTTCGAGTGCACGATTATGACGTGACTCCATTGCAAGTTTGTTCATTTCGATTTCATCCATCTCAGTAACGGCGCCGCCGCCAAAAGCATCGGCTGCCTTCTGGATGGACTTTTTGCGAGACTTCTCAGCCTCGACTGACTTCTTGGTCTTGCGACCTTCATTGATACCGCGAAGACGCATGAGCTCTCTTCTGAGGATGTTCTCATCGAGCTCGTAGACCTCGTCTGTCTTCTCAGCAGGCTCAGCAGCAAGGGGAGGTACTTCACCTTCGGGCTCGTCAGCAGGCTCTTCAGCCTCTGGCTCACCGAGCTCAGCCTCTTCTCCTTCTCCTTCCTCTTCCTCAGTCTCAATGAAAGCAGAAAGCTGAATATCTTCGTCCTTTAGACGCTTCTCAACATCTGCCGGGAGACCTGTAATCTTGATGTCTTCCTCAAGCATCCTTCTAAGATCAGAATCGCTGATCTCAAAGATGTCGTCATCTGAGACGCTCTCGTTCATGCCCTTCTTAGAGGTGTGAAGAGCGCTCTTGACGTTATTCCTGAGCTCATCGAGGTCGACCTCGTAATAAGACGCTGATTTTGACACGTTTGACTCCTTGTCCTCACTAACTATTCCTAGCAATTTACTTCTCTCAGAATCTGAGAGAGCATTTAGAGCTGCATTAGCTTCGACTTCGGGATTTGGCTTCTTAGAGAACATAGCTGCTAGCTCCTGAAGAGCTGCAGCATCGAGCTCGACTTCTTCCTCAGCATCCTCGTTGAGGTCTAGAGGTGCGTCGTTTTCTTCTTCCTCTTCTTCCTTCAGACCATCAAATGCCTCTGAGAGGAAATCACCTGTTCCCGAGCCCGAACCTCCTACAAGGTGCTGCTCAATGAAATCTCTAATCCTTGGCGTAACCGCCTCAACGATAGCCTTCTTCGCATTCTCCTCAGCAGCTTCTCTAAGCTGCCTGGCGTCTGTGATAGCTTCTTCAAAAAGTGTCTTTGACATATTTCACCACTTCCTTAAATATAGGCTCAAGAGCTGCTCTCTTCGACTGCTCTTATTCTTAATCTACTTCTAACGAGAGCACGTTTCCCTGGATCCATAAGATCTTTCATATTGTTCATTTCAAATTGCGGGATATTGGTAACAGATCTTCCATTTGTAAAGCTAGTGCTACCTACAAGACGTCCTGGAGCTGTAGTGTACCCTGATCTTGTGTCAGAGCCACCAACAGCATGCCCCATAAATCTTCCGTAGAGTTTTCTAAATGGAAAAGGAACAATACCCTTGACAGGTGTCATGTCCTCTTCCATTAGCTGCCCTTTCACAAAAGATCTATTGTCAACTCTTCCCCGAAGCATTTGATGAGATCTAGATGGGCTATTTGTCCTTGACTGTATTGCAACAGAGACATCGTAGTCTACTTCTTCGTCGCTTGCTTCTTCATCAGAGAAGGGCTCCATGAAGTAGGGAAAGAGGCTATGTGACGGTCGAGGCTTGTCATTATGCAGCGAAGACCGCCCGTACCCAGCATCTCGCCGAGCATCGTGCGGTCTTCCGTAGAACTGCCTATGCTGCATTAAGAAGATCTACCAGAAAGTAGACTCCCGATCTTCTGTGATGAGATTGCACGTGAAGACGTATCAGGTGTCAATGCAGTTCCCGGACCAGATCCGTACTCATTGTTGGGAGTAGGAAGAGCACCAATAAACTCATCTTGATCAGCCGGAGAGATGCTCCCTGGCTTTGCAGAGTTTAGGTTGGGAACGTACGCAGATGCAGGCAGTCCGCCACCGCCCGTGGCAACGTCGGCAGGATTTGGAGCATTAACGAAGTTAAGATTGACTGAACCGTATATTCCGTCATCGCTAACAACGCCATTTGTCACTCCGATGTTCGGGATCGAATCACCCGGACCACCAGCGCCATTCAGCGCTGAAATTCCGGCATTGAGCACTGCCTCTTCGTTGTACTCATCGTAGAGAGGAGATTCAGCAAAGATCGCCTGGAGATTGGAATCATTCCTCGCACCCAAGCCGCCGAACCGGGGCCCGCCCCATGGCTTAACTGTAGCAACCTTGTGTGACGTGGACATGTTTCTTTCTCCTTTTTAGCGACGGCCGAGCTGT